ATAATTACTGTATTTGGAAGACTTAAAGTTAAAGTGTCAGGTGAACTTACTACAGCATTAATTTGATTTGATGTACCTACAACATCTAAAGTTTGTCCAGCACCTATAACTTGAATTGTAGAACTTGAATCTCTAATTGTCCAACCTGCAGCAGAAAAAGCAACACCTGCAATTTCAATAACTGCTCCTACAATAGAAGTAGCCGATAATCCAGCTCCTGGTAATAAAGACGGGTCACCAAAATCATTTGTAGTTAAGTTGTTTAACTTAACTCGCATTTGTTCAAGTGTATCGCTAGTATTAATTATTGTAAATGCCATTGTTTATTTTTTAATTACCTCTTTTAACAAATTTTTGATCTCAAATAACTCTTGTTTTAAAATATTTATTTCTTTTATAGTGTTTCTTATTTGGTCGCCTTGTTGTTCTCTACTTTTAATTCTATTCATATATAATTGATATTCAGTTTTATTTGTGTTTACAATTGCATTTGATCTTACATCTCTTGCTAAAGAACTATGGCCTTCGACTTTAATTTTCATATTAAGCTGCTAAAGCAATTCCTCTTAAATCTCTTATAATAGGAGGATAAGATGAATTACTACCTTTCATAACTATTTTAATTTGAAATGCTGTAAATTCGTTTAAATTTGATACTGAGTATTTGTACTCTTTAAATGTATTATCATTTTCAGCAGGAGTTACACTTACATCTTCATTACCATCAGTGTTAAATGGTATCCAAGATAATTCATTAATATTTCTTACTTCTGTTGCATTTGTAATTTTATAAAAAACTTTTACTGATGAACTCGATCTAACATTTTGTGTTAATCTTACATCTAAAGCAGTAGAAGAATTTTCTAATACAATCGGTCTAGTGCAATAAACGGCCGCTGATGAAGTACCTGAAGCTGCTGTATCGGCCACAAAATTAGGTGTATTGCCTGCTGTAGGATTATTTAATCTATTTTGTACAGCAACCATACTCATACGCTTTACATCTAATACTGGTGAAAGTTTTGTATTAGTTGTCGATAATGTTAAATTTACAAATAAAGATTTTCCACCTGCCATTTCGTTTGTTTCATTAATAGAACTTGCAACTATTTGTGGTGATGTAAATAATATATTATTACCAATATTTACATTTATAGCATTAAACGCTGAAGTTAAACTAAATTCTGTTTCGTTTCCGTGTATTGATTTACCAGAGGTCGTTCTCATATTGTAATTTATTATTGTTCCTGGAATCGTCATAGTTGATATATTTAAACAAGATAAATCGAACAATCTATTTTGCGTGGCAGTTACAGTTGTACCACCAATATCTCCTGTAGCATTTGCCGTGCCACTTGTTGTAATATCATAACTGTCAAGTGTTACGTTTGAAATACTTGTATAAGTTCCGTTTATTGCTGTGTGAACTATACCGTTATATGTGCCTGCGGCTACGCCAGAGATTGTAACATTATTATTTGTGCCGTGCATTCCGTGATTTTTATGGAATACTCTTATTACACCTGAACCACTTGTTGTTCTCAATGAATTATTAGGTAATGTTTTAGTTTCCAAATCATCATTTACTAATGTAACTGTGCCTGTAACATTACTAAATTGAGCACGATTAATTTTAAATTTTATGTCAGTTGTTTGGTCAGCCGTCCAAGTAGAACCATTTTGCGATTTAAAGAAAACTCCTGCGTAAGGATTGGCCGAAATTGTACGATTTGAACCTACTTGTGTTTCGCCTAAAGTTGCTACCCAAGCATTGTAACTATCACAATTACTTAATAAACAAAAACAATATTCCGTTTTTTCTTGTAAATAAACTGGAGATGTAAATGTAAATTTTGTAGCTGTTGTAGCGTCAGTAGATATATTTACTGAACTTGGATTTAATACAACTTCACCAAATGGAACTATTGTGCGAGATGGATAACCGTTAATAACTTCTCTTATTTGTAAAGTAACAGGTATATTTTGGTCTTTTGATTGAAAGAATGTATCAATAGAAGTTACAAAAACACCTCCTTCATCATCAATTAAAAATGTTTGTGCAATAGGATCAATCCAAGTGATAACTTCTTGTGATGACCTTGTAGATGTTCTAGTAATACTTCTTGTATCAGTTGTAGTTTGTCTTACTGTTTGAGCTTCTCTTGTAGATACAATAGTATTTTGCACTGTTTCTAAAGTACCTTTTGCTAGGTAATCAGCTTCAGCGGATGTTTCAACATCATTAGTTGAATTAGTAGGTTGACTTGTTAATCTAAACACTCGTTGACCTGTTCTCCATCTAGGATTATTGTCATTAGTTGGGTCAGGAATGGTAAAAGTACCTGTAACTGCACCACTAGAATCTGTAACTAAACTTCCTCCAACCGAACCTCCAACAGGAGAAACATAAGGGGTTATGTTAATATTATCGAAGAAAGGATAAACTCTTGTATTAGGTTTCATTCTTGTTGCTGTAAAATTTATTGTGCGTGATCTTATAAAAGGTGTAAAAGCAACATTTAATACTTTATCTCCTAAAGATGTTCTAACAACCTGAGGTACAATTGCTGTTCTTATACCTGTTCTTGTTTGACCAATATCCTGTGTTGATGTTGTAGTAATATCTCTTGCACGTACAGTCCAACCTCCAACTCCTCTACCTTGTCCTGCAACTTGATTTGTACCTATATATTCTCCACCAGAAGTAGTTGTTTCTACTGGAGCTCCTTGCCAGAAATCTTGCCATTCGTTCCATACAGTGTCAATTTCTACACTTTCTAAATTTGGATTACCTAAATTTGCAACCATAGTATCAAACGAACCTTGTTCGTTTACCAATAAATCAGGAACTCTATTAGTTTCTTTCCATTCATCGCCTGGTGGGTCTAATGTAATTGAACCTGCCCAAGTAAATATGTTAAAAGGATTTACATTTACAAATCTACTAGCATATGGTTGGTCGATTATTGTTGTTTCTGTATATGGTAATGTAATTAAATCTCCAGTTTTTTGATAGTTAGCCGCCGTTCTATCAGCCGCAACAATTGGTGTACCGTCATCATCCGCTTCAATTAATTGCACAGATTCAGAATTAAACATAGGTCTTAATTGCCCTCTTGCCATATCCATAGAAACTTTATAATCTAAATTGCCCACATCTCCTATACCGTGACCTGTAAAATTATCTACAATAAATCCGTTTTTAAATCTATCAAATCCTTCAGCGTCTTGTATTTGTAAAGATTGCGCTTGCGTTTCTAATAAAGATAGTTGTGTATAATATTCTACATTTTCAATTCTTTTTTCTAAACGACCAATATCTCTCATTGTGTATCGTTTATTATCTTGTTTTTGTATTCTTAAATCTTTTTCATTTAAAGTATAAGCATTTAAAAATACAGTGTAAAGGTGCATAGCATTTTCAAGGCCTTTAGGAATTTGTGGACTTAAAGAACTAGAACCTTTTAAAATTTTAAAATTACCATCTTTGTCTAAAAATATTTTATCTACACGAGATAAATAATATTCTAAATCAGTTGTTATATCTGAATTAAATTCAACTATATCTACCGTAGAAGCTCCTGTTGCTATAGCTGAAGGAGATGATTGATAAAATCTATGTGATGTTGAACCTGAAATTGTTGAAGCGTCAGCAACTCTAGGCCTAAAATCTAAACAATCTCTTAAATTATAAGTTTTACCTGATGTATCGGAAATATATTCAGGTATACCTTCGTAGTCAACAGCACCAGTGTATGAGTCAACATCAAAGTAATCGCCTGAACCGTGAGAGAAAAAATCAAAGTTAACTAATAATCTTCCTGTAGGTGTAATAGCTCCTGTTTTTAATTTAATTCTACTAATATCGTAAAAGTTATCTCTTTGTCCTGTATCTAAAGTAAATCTATTTGTAACATTTGTATGACTTGTTGTAGCGGGAGTAGAAAAGTCAGGTGACATAAAAATAGAATTAATTTGAAAAGCATCGGCTTTTCCTAAACCAATAACACCAGATTGTATTTCAGATTGTGATGACACCGCTAAAGTTGAGTTGGCATTTAATGTTTTAGTTTTTGAACCTGCTGTTCCACGACTTACTGTTGCTAATATTTTTATTTTAGCGTTTGAATAATTTGTACCAAAATCAAGTGTTAAAGTTTTTCCGTTTGGTATACCGCCTCTTGTAAATATTGGATTTCCTAAATGATTATTTCCTGATAAACTTAAAATGTCTCCTGTGGCTCCTGCTGTTGCAGACCCAATAGACATAATAGAAACATAATAATCTTTTTCTGATAAACTTACAAAAGTTTCATTTGTGCCGGCAGTTATAGTTACCAGTCCTGAAGATAATGTAGCAACAAAATTTCTTCTTACATTAAAACTAGTATCAGTAACTCCACCATTTGCTGTAGTTTTTAATGTTTTAATAACACTGTATGGTAATTCAAATATTGAAATATTTTTACTTGAACCTTGTAATTTGCCACGATTTCTAAAAGAAATTGTTTTAGTTGATACATCAGAAGCACCAACTGCTACTGATAATTCTAAACTTGTGTTTGAAGAAATAGATTCTATTATTCTTGTTATAGTTGCTCCAGCATCAGTAGTAAATGTAATTGAATCACTTATACGTAATTCAGTATTAAACAATGTACCAAATCCTGTAACTGTTGTTCCACTATTTGCAACTGAAATAGAACCAAATACTGGATATCTTTCTCCATAAATTGAATCTGTTGCAACGTCAGCCGTATATGTTGGTGAACCTGCCATACCAATTTGTTTTACTTGTGTAAAGTCAAATGATTGTACGCCATTAAATCCGTATCTGTCTGATTGTATCACTGCCGTAGCAGCTGATGTTCCACCCGTAATTGTTTCGCCTGCCACAAATACACCTGTTATGTCATTTAAAACTGTAACACCGTGTGTAACTGTTGGTCCTGAAGAAAAAGATGTAACGTTAATAGCCGTATCGCCAGCAGCGTTAAATAATTGAAAAGTATTTGTTGTAGTATTTTTTACAGTATAAACTGCAGCTCCTGAAGCAGAAGCAGAATTAATCTGCCAAGTACCACCTGTTAAAGTGATTTGCATTCCTTCTTTGAATCCGTGATTGTTTAATGTAACAACTCCTGGACTTGCAACTGTAATAGATGAAACTGCCGTATTTCTTGTTGTTGAAATAGCTTGTACAAATCCTGTGGCACCTGATGTGCCTCCAGTTATTTTTTCGCCGTTTGTAAATGCTGGAGCGGTTTGTACATTTAAATGTGTAAACATTTCTATATCAAATAGATAATGTTTGTAAACAGCACTAGTTAACGAAGAACTTGAAAATATATTTGCACTGGCCGTACCGTTATTTAATTCAAATCCTCTTGACTTAGCACGACCAATTTGTGGAACTGTAACTCCTACAGTTGATTGTTCTGTACCTCTTGTAACAGTGGCAGTATCATATAATTTAATTTCTTTAAAAGCTTCTACTTCACCTGAAACAAATCCTATATCTGGTGTTCCGAAAACCTTTGTTACGTTTACAAAATTTTCAACATCAAATCTCGTATCAAAATTATTTTCAGATTCGAAATCTCTTGCTTTTTCCATATTTAAGAAAGTTGTACCAATAGTTTCTATTTCATATCCTTTAACATATGCTTTTCCGGGGCCAACACCTGCAGCTAATAAATTAGGGTCGCCGCCTTGCGCTAAAGTAAAAATACCTCTATTATTGCCTTCAACAATGTGTTCTCTTATATCTAAATCAAATTCTCTTACTGTATAATCACCTGACTCATCATACGTTCTTCTTGCAAACGTGTCCTCTAAAATAGCATATTCAGTTGAACGAACTTGATTCTGTCGAATACCATTTGACAATCTTAGTAACTCTACAAAGTCAGCATCATCAGTTGAAGTTAATGTTCTTTTTGCTAATGTTAAATCTATTTTAAATCTATGAGCACCTGGTGCATTTAAATTTGAAGAACCTTGAGCATTATCTACTAATGATGTGTCATCATTTGAAGTAACAAAAGATTCTGTAATTGTTAATCCTACTCTATAACTAGGTGTATTTGTATATTTGTCTAATATTAATGTTTGTGCTGTTACTGATACGTGAAATCCATTAATGTAATAAACACCAGCAGCAATATTTGCAGCAGAACCTGTTGCTGTTGAATTTACAACGGCCGTTGCAAGAACTGTAGCATTACCAATTGTTCTGGCTTGTAAAGTTTCACCGTTTGTAAAAGTTAAAGTTGTATTATTAGAACCTGTTTTATTATATTTAACATATAAAGTATCTGGATCTGTACCGTCTGTTGCAACAACATTTACACAAATACCTATAACACCTGATGTAACACCTGTAATTTGTTTACCTACATATTCTGCTACTGTAGCAAAAGTTTTAGATGTTAATTTAACAGCATAATATTCTAAATCGAAACCTATTTCACCTGGAATAATCATAGCACCTTTTTCAAAAAGATGGTCTGATATTCTTTCTACTTGATTTTGAAGAATTGTTTGTGATTGTGTTAACTCTCGTGCCTGTACTGCAAAGGCTGGCCTGAAAAGAACTCTATGAAATTTCTTCGACTCAGCGTAGTCATCAAAGTAAGGTGAGAGGTTAAAGTCTGTTGGACTTGGCATATATCTCCCTAAAACTCAATTACTAATTTAATATTTTCGGTTTGGTCCGCCGCTCTTGTTATCGGTGCTCTATTTTCAATATATAAAACATCGCCTTTATGTCTATCTAATTCTGTATCTTTGTAACCATTTGTAAATGTAATTTGGTCAGCAGTTTCACTTGCGACAGCACTTGGTGTGCCTGTTGCAGCTGAACTTTGGCCTGTAATTACGTTTGCACCACTAAATGCTGTACGATTACCGTTACTGTCAACACCTTCGTCATTAAATCTTGTTTGTATGTAATGTAATATTCTATTTGCAGCATCATATTCTACAACTTTACCTACAGCGCCTGTTGTTGCTTGATTTATTTCTTCATCAACAGTAAATGTTCCTGGTGCTGGCGAAGCAGCAAATCTTATTGCTTTTGTTCCTCTTAATGTTGAAGTAGAAGCTGCAGAACCTCCTGAAAAAGGATTTCTGATTAATACAATTCTTCTAAAATCGTTTTCTGCTGTAAAGTCGCCTGTGTTTGTAGATTCTGTTCCTTCTAAACTTACGTTTAACATTACAAAGAATCCACCTAATTCTTGTATTGCATTAAATCCGTGTCCACCTTTTGGTTCAATAATACAATCTATTTCTGCACCTGATAATCCTGTTGCACCTGCTGTTACAATGTCAGCGTTACGAATATATGCAATTGTATATCCTGTTCCTGCTGAAGTTACAGTTACTGTTGTTACAATACCACCTGATACTGTAATTGAAACTAATCCACCAGTGCCATCTCCTCTAATTGGTATACTTGTAAATGTTCCATTTGCTCCACCAGTACCTGCTGATTTAATTTTTACAATGTTGATTGCTCCATCAACAGCAGCAGCCGATACAGTATTGTTTGTTGTAACTGCCATAAAATCTGTTGATAAAAAATTTGATTGTTGTGATGCTGATAAAGTGTACATATATTTCCATCTATATCCATCAGCTGTTTGTATAATAGCAGTAGAAGTTCCTGTTGGTTCATTAGCTACAACGGCATTGTTGTTATTATTTAAACATTTATAAACATTTCTTTCTGAATTTAAGACGTAAAAGGTAGTATCAAATAAAGTTGTTGCACCACTATTTGATGATTGCACAGATGTTGTGCCTGTAATACGATTGCCATAATCGTGTCTGTAGTAATCATAAACAACTCCTGCAGTCCAGTTTCTTCTAGGTATAACAAACGAAGTATCTGATGTTGTAATTTTTTTAACTGCCAATAAATCATCAAAAGTATTAAATTCTTCTATAACACTGTCTGATGGTGTAATTGCAGCTGAGTCTGTACCTTGATTTTCTGTTCTTAAATCACCTCTTGTTTGTGTTGCGAAGGCCTGTGGTCGGCCGATACCTAGGTAATATACTTCTGGTGAGGCTTCAGAAAACGATTCACTAAACTGTTCAGCGTTGTTGATTCTGAATTTATTTGTTATAATTGCTGGCATATTTTGTTATTCTTTCTTACTATTTATACTGTTTCTCATACTATTCCTTTGGGTACTTTAATTTTATACTATTAACTTTTGACTGCCAAGCATCTAAACCATTTTCAGTTATATATTCTATTTGTTCTGCAATAGAACCATATTCTTTAATTCTGTTTTGTACTTGTGCCTGATTGCTTTCAACAATGTTAGCTTGTGCTTCAAAGGCATCTAATTGTGCCATTGTAGGTTTAGGAATATCTAAGTTCCATTCAACTATGAATACTCCCACTCCATCTGAGTTGTCTTGTAATCTTACGTCTTTAAGAAAATCTACTTCTCTATTTGCATATAGTTTTATTTTAGTTGATAAATTTGCCATAATTATTCTATTAGTTTAAATCCATAAAAAAATGTAGAAGTATCAGCTTGTATGGGTGCAGAACCACCACTTCCTTGATAAAAAAATACTTCAATATAATCTGTTGCTACTAAGTCTAAAATAGTTACTTGTTGTATTGAATTATCAGCACCTCCACTAAGTAATTTATATGTATAATTAATTCCATTACCATTTTTATAAAGCCTAAGATAAACAGTAGAATTAAAACTATTACCACCAACTTGTGTTCCTATTAAATATTTACCACCTTGACCAGAAGGTACAGTAAATCTGTAATTTGTTGAATTATCATAAGCAGAAGCTGTATCAAAATCTTCATCATTAAATTGTACTTTTGTATATGTTGCATTAGGAATATTTTGATTAGATGTTCCTCTCCTAACTTTAAAATTTGGAGTATTAGTTCCACCAATTCCTGCAACAAAATTAGTTCTAGTCATCTTTCTTAATGCACTAGCACTATCGTCATAAATTAAAACACTATCTCCACCTGCAATAGAAGTTTCGGCAGTAGCACCAGTAATAACTGTACTATCTAAACCTGATACACCATCAGCTGTAACTTTATTAGCAAAACCTCGTGTACGTGTTCCCATATTTTATAGATACCTTACTTGTATTTCAGCAGACGCCGCTGGCGCTACTTGAAAAGTTATTGTTGCAACATTGTATGTTGATGTATTTGTAATTGTATAATCACTTGTAGGTACTAAACAAATACCATTTACATAAACTAAAATGTCATTTACATTTCTACCATTATTTATTGAATAAGTTACAGTAGAACCATCGCCGGTAAAAGTATCAGTAAGAGAACCTAAGACTATTGTATTTCCCATATATGCGTGATTTTGACAAGCATAATAAATTTTAGAATTAGAATTTGCCGGTACTTTAATGTATAATGTACCTGCTATTTGTGGGCCTACAGCACCTGTTGTAACAGTACCATTTGCTGATACGTGTACTAAACCTGTTGTATATGGATTGCCAGCACTATAAGCTACAGGATATCCTCCTGAAGGATTTGGTATTGTTTGTAGAAAGAAAGGATGTCCTGCTACATTTAATTTGAAAGCATATGTATGACCAGATTTTAAATATAGTGTAGGACTATTTCCTGAATAATGAGAATTAAAAAAATAATAACCTCCACCGTGAGTTACATCAATTACTGCTGAAGCAGGTAAATAGTTATCAGCGTAAAAATCATCAGTTAATCTTGTTTCAATTGTATTGTTAGCATCATTAACAGTTGTTGTAATTCCATTTGTGCCTACAAATCCTAAAGTATCTGTGGATAAATTTATTGTGCCTATTGTAGATGAATTATCTCCTACAGTTAATGTAGAACTTCCTCCACCACCTGTTTGATTGCCTGGTTCATATCGGCCTAAAGAACTATTAAAAATTAAAATTTGGCCGTTTGCAGGATTGGTAGAACCAACATCAGATAAATCTTTTATACTAGAGTTTTCAGAAAGAATTTCGTTATAAGCACCTGAATCTGCAAAGTAAGCCTTTGCTGTACCTGTTGCTATTGCAAACTGACCTTGATATGTTGTAGCGTTAGGAAAAACACCTGTATTTGCAAAATTAAATCTTAATTTATTTCCTGAACTTGTTAAATCAATTGTGTTCGTAGAACCTGTTAATGAAAGACCCGCTATAGAAGATGTTGTAGCTCCTAATGCTGTTGAAGTAGAACCTAGAGTAATTGATGAATTTACTAATTGTGCATTTGATACACCAGCTGATTTAATTGTAACGTCACCACTTGTAACTGTAAAACTGGCCGTATTAAATGTTGCAACACCTTTATTTGATGATGTAGCATCTTCAGCAGAAATAGTTAATGAACTCGGACCTACAAGTGTGTTAATACCTTCGCCTGCTAAAAATTCTAATTTACCACCTAATGATGTTGAATTTACTGTAGATGATTCATCAGAAAATTGTATAAAAGGATTTGCTAAATTTGCATTTGTAATTCCTGCTGTGCCACTTAAATTTGTATTTGTAAGGCCTGATATTGTATTATTTGAAGCTGCAATAGTTTTATTTGTTAATACATCAGTTGAAGTTTCAGTTAAAACATTACTATCTAAACTAATTGTAATAGTATCACCTTGACTTACTGTAGTTGTAATACCATCATTACTTTTTATTTTTAAAGTGCCACCTAATGCAATAGAAATAGCAGAAGAAGAATCATCTCTAATACTAAAACTTGAATTTGTTAAAGAAGAATTACTAATATTTGATAATGTATTGTTTGAACCACTTATTGTTTTATTAGAAATAGTTATGGAATTTGTATCTGTAACAATTGCTGTTGCACCTGTAAGTAAATTTAATTCTGTAGGTGTTGCTGTTAAAGTAATTGATGAACCATTACCTAGTGCTGCATAAATTTCATTAAAGTTATCATTTATAATTAAACCACCGACACGTAAATTGTCGCCGCTTCCGTCGTTTGGTACTGCACCTATACTAATTGTTTGTTTTGCCATTGATTAATCTTTCTCTATATTTATAATCATTTTACGGTGTTGTATCATCAAAAGTTATAGGGTTGCCATCATTATCAATTAATTGGTCAAAAGTAGTTAATGTGTTATCAAATCTATTTACAGGAGATATTGTAAAAATTTCAGCAGGTATTGTTAATTTAGTTTTAACAAATCTACCTGTATCAGTTGAAGAAAATAGTAATGTATTGTCTTGTCCATCTAAAGATGATCTTGTACCAAAAGTTACATTAGCGCTTAATTCGGCAATAGAATAGTTTGTACCTGATTGTCTAATAAATGAACGTAAAGCTTCTCTATTAATTGTTCCGTATCGTGGGCCGGCATAACCAAAACCTTGAGCAATTGTAACATTATTAAATGTTCCTCTTAAACGTGATATTAAAGAAAGGTTTACACCCTCATTGAAAAAAGTAACATCTCTTGTTGTATTTGAAAAAGGTGAAACAGTAGAAGTATCTAAATCAGCTCCTATGCCTGATTGTGCATTTACTCTTATCGTTGTACCATCACTTTCTGTTCCTAATCTTCTACCAAATATTGTTGAGAATAATGTGTTTATAATAGAGAATA